AGTTTGACCACCAGCATCATCAGTATCTAGAAATCTAGACGCTGGATCCATCATAAATACTCTATCGTGATATATAACGTCAGAAACTGCGTTAATAGCCCAAACTTCATCAAATTCTGCGCCGTGTGATTTAGCCATGCAGTAGTCAAACCAACTTCTACCCATGCCTACAATAGCTACATTTTTCCCTTCAAGTTCCTTGATTGGATTCATACCCTTCTCCTTTTATTAAGTTAACTTACTTGCGAGCGGAGTGAGTCATATCGGTATTCATCTCGTCTACCTCTTGCCTCGGCTCGTTCTTTTATCCTTGCTATTTCTTGCGAGAATCTATTTTCATAGTTTGCTAATATATCTGGCTCACCTTTCATAAAAGTATGGCCTTCAATTAAAGATGCATATAACAAGGCATCTCTAGCATTAACAGATAGCCACGTCCCTGTGGTATCTGATACTAAACTGTTTGGTCTATATAAGTAATGTAACTCTACTGTATAGTTAGCGTCTGGTATTGGAGCTAGTGCTATTGTTGAACCAGAGCTAGTTGATGTTGAATAAGCTTTATCGTAATCTGCATAATACTTTGGCAATCCTCTTAGTGATGTATCACTTAAGTCTGGAGCATATTCTTGCATAAAACTTGGATGTTTCTTTAATAAGAAACTAAAATCATTAGTAGTTGAATCTATAACTGCCAATGAAAAGGTAAGTAAAAAATCTGAAGGAGCAGTTAAGAATCTATTTCCTGCTGTCAAAGTTCCTTGAACATTCTTACGAAATACATCTTCTTGAACTAAATTAAATATTCTATCTTCAGCATTTTTAACAAAATCTGGAATAGTAGAATTAAAAGTAGCCTCATCATTATTGAGGTAGTTTTGAATTAATGTTGTTATTTCTGAATAAGTCATAATTAATTAATTGTAACCTCTCCAACGGATGATGTCATCGTAAATCCTTCTATAGAACTGCCTAATATTTTGTCATTATTTGACAATACATAACCAAATCCTACTTCAAGATCATTACTTGGTCTTGGTTCATATAAAGATTGTGGGTCTGATACTACAGGTTTTGGTTCTAGTTGAGGGTGTTTAGTTTCAAAACATTGTGAACAGGTTTTTAAATTATTCCATTCTTTTTTAAGCTCTAATAACTTGTACTGAAAACCACATCTATCACATAAAGCTAGAGCAAATTTTCCAGAAGCGTAAGCCATTATCCTGTGTAGGGTCTAATTCTAAATGAAGCCCTATCCTCATCTGTAGAAGAAGCTCTGTCGAATTCTTCTTCGTACATTTGTTTTAACATTTGTGTTTTTTCTGGGGCTTTTTTTACTGATATGTAATAAGCCAAACCAGCTGCAAAACAAGGATAGAACCTAAAAGGCATATCCATAGTGTTAAGAGCAGTGTCTGCATCGTCCATTCTTACTATCTTATTAAAAACTAATACGTCTGTAGAATTTTCTGGAGCAGGCCATATTTTTAATATAGCTGAGTTTTGCTTGTCAAGAAAAAATTGAGATGGTCTTCCTGTAGTTGATTTGGTAGGAATATTTAGATACTCACTACGACTTAATCTTCCCATAGACAAATCTGTTGTTGTAGAGCCTTCTACTCTTCTTAAACTGCAATCAAGAACATCTACAACATTAGAGTTTAAAGTGTAATTTAACGTGTTTTCAATAACTGTAAGAGTTTCCTCTTGAATCGTCCATTGATTTAAACCTCTGTTAGCCCATTCAGCCAACATAAGATTAATAGATCGTTTTGCAGTTACTAGATCATAACCAGTACGAAGTTCTAGACCACATCTTTCAAAAGCTTCTTCAATAAAATCAGCTACATTAGGTTCAAAATTTGTGCTATTTGATGTTGTCATTATTTCTTCTTAATTTTTTTTAAAGACTTTTCTATTTGTTTAGCTTGTTTTGCGTGCAACTTAGAAGCGCCTTTTAGTTCTTTAATTAGTTTTCTTTTTGCTGTTATGCTTAATTCTGTCATATTAATCTTCCTCTTGAGCGTATAAATTGTTAAATGTTACATTAGGGTCCATATAGCTCTCATGTTGTTCTGCTGAGTGTGTCCATTGCGAAGGCATAAAGTCTGGCGCTCCTTCACCTACACGCCATAAAGCAGGATTTGTTGCCCTTACTCTATTATTGGGTAAGGCTACAAAGTTACCAGTATACTCGCCAGCGTCTGTTAAATATAACACATGTGATTGCTTATGTTGAGCAGGGTCATCTGCTATTGAGTTATCAGTATAATCTACAGTAAATAAATATTTACCTGTGTGGAATTCACCACCTATCTTACACATCCAAGGAGACGAGCTAACTCTATCCAAAACTACAACAGAATGCTCGTGACTTAAACAGTCCCAAGGTTGGGCTAAATGATCTTCCATAGGGTCTGGCCATTCTTCTAGAGGTATATCTGCTACTAAAGCTTGAATAGGCATTCTAGCCCACATAGCACCGCCATGAACGTTTTGCGCGTCTTCTTCATCGTCTATCTCACACCCAGTAAAAACTACCTGGAATGATAAAGACCTATCTGGCAATGTGTTTACAGCTATAACAAGAGCATGTAAATACTCTCCATGATACTTGCTATGATTTGCTGTAAATTCTTTTCTTACCCAGCATTTAAACTGAGGTATATTAGAAATTAAATATGACATAAAGGATGTAAATTAAACTTTACCGCCTTTGGCCATGTATTTAGTACCCTTCATTGACGCTCCACCTTTGGACATATATTTAGTTCCTTTTGATGCTCCGCCCTTAGACATATACTTAGTTCCTTTGGCTGCACCACCTTTGGACATATATTTAGTTCCTTTTGATGCAGGTCCGCCCATTGCGTATCCTTTAGTTCTTTTAAACATTATTATCTCCTTTAAGACATTGTAGTTCTTTTGCGCTTGCTACTCATTACCTTACCACAACCTTTTGCAATAAATGAATTAGCTGGCCCGCCAGAACCTAGTTTTTTTCTTGTTGGTTTTGCTGTTTTAGCAGCATCTCTAAAATTTTTTGCGGTAGGAGCGCCTGGAGTACCAGGTTTTCTCATTTTTTCTCCTGAACCTTTAGCAATTCTATCTTTTTTTGCTTTTATATTTGCGTATAATCCTGTTTTTGCCATTAGCAACTCCAATCTTTGCGCGCCCAGTAGTTTGCACTACATCTGTCGCTTTTTATTCCACCACTTCTGGCGCAATAAGATTTTTTTCTAGCAGCACTTTCTTTGTGCATACCCATTTGTTTATCACCAAAAGTAATTCTTTTTACTCTACTACTTTCACTACTACAACCTTTAACAAAGACTTCTTTACGTTTTTTACCGTATCCAGGACTATTTTTTGAAATAGCCCTGGGTTTGTTAAGTGTTACTGTTTTACCTTTGTATTCAGCCATTTTTAGGCATAAAAAGCAGTCATAGAACCAAAAGTTGCAGTTGTATAGTTTATGTACAAACCACCATTAAATAAAATTCCACTATCAGGAATAGTAATATCTCTAGTTACTGTAGCAGATGCAACAGAACCTAGTTTAAAAAGAGTTGTACCTGATTCTGAAGTATTTACAAAACTAACATTACCTGCTGTTCCAGAACAAACCATGTTTATTCCTTGTAGCCTAGTTCTTCCTGCAAAAACAAAATCTGCAACTGCTGTGTTAATACCAGCAGAAACATCACCTGCTGGATTACCAACAGCTGTTATTGAGGCTATTACTCTAAAATATTTAGAACCAGTAGCTGTGCCTGCATTGGCGCCTGTAATGGATTCTGTTTGAGAGTCTCCATTAACATCAGTACCTACTACAGTAAATGATTTAGCTGCATCATTACCAGCAGAAAGAATAGTTACAATCCTTCCACCAACATTGGTAACAGAGCCTCCGTCAGCTAACGCACCACCTATAGTAAGTGCTGCATTATTTCCTACGGCTGCTGCTGCTGATATTCCATCTGCATCTAAAGCTTGAGCGTCAGCAATTATAAACCTACCCAGTACATCTGAGCCAGTTAATCTACCTGCCATAATTTACTCCTATTAAGATATTGTAGCGATTGGAGTTGATAGAGCAGTAGTCATCCACTTAGAGTTTGTTCCATCATCTGAAACACAAGTCATAGAAACTCTAGCGTTTAAAACCGTTGCTGCTACTAATGTTAAAGTATCTCCTGCTACATCACTTACTGCGTTAGCTGCTGTTCCTGCAACTAAAGAAAGCATTCCCTGAAATGCTGATACAGCAGAACCTGGAAGAACAATAGTAGTAGTTTTACCACTAGCTACAGCTACAGTTAGTTGAAATTCATAATGAACTCCTACATTT